ATAAAGAAGCACTATCGCCCCAACAGTTGTTGTGTAATCCACAGTGGATTTCCCCATAAGCTGAACAACAGTCAGGAGAATCATACCAAATATCCCCATCCAAAATTCACTCTTCTTGTACCCACTTTTCTCACTTGTAGACATTGTTTTTTTCCTTAGCCAGCTATTTTTGCTACAATAACAGCCGTTATCACAGCAGTCACTATAGAAATAATTACTGAAACGGCAGCATATTTTATTTCTAAAGATGTCATCTTTTCCCGTATCTCTCCAACAGCTTTTTCTATCTTAGTCAAATCTCCCTCCATAAGTTCCAATGATCGAGAGACTTCCCCGCGCCATCTCTCCCAATTAGTGTCCACATAAGGTTCTTTATCTGCTGGCATCAGAAGGATTCTCCTTTTTTTCAGGAATAGCTATAGTTAATAATCTAGTGTTCGGAGAAAATTTAACTATATGTGGCTCCTTAGAAACTACTTTGTGTACTGAAAGAGGACCAAGAACTATATTATTATTTAATACAGCTTCCCCTTGAAGCACAATAAGAAAAGCATAGGTTCTACCATTTGTTGCCGGAGGTAAACCTGTCTCTTCTTCTTCAGTAGCCCAGACTTCAATGACCTGATATGATTCATCTTCAGCAGTACAGACTTTTTTCAAAAAGAGATCATTGGTTATATTGATCTTTTCTGAAGTATTACCCCCCCTACCAAGAGCTAACATTTTATCCAGAGCAAAGATTCTTTCCAGTTGTTCTTGTCGCTGAGTCATTAATTATATCCTTCTTTGCTAAAGTATTAATTCATGCACAGACCAAGATGTTACCTTTATAACATCCAAAGTTCCCACCTGTGTAGTTACTCTAGCTTGAATCTGTATATATGCGTTTTGTGCTAGGGCTTCAGAGATTTGTTCTGCTCCTACATTACTAAATGATAGCCCTGCTGATCCTGAAGCACTTGTCCATGTATCCGTTGCATTGACACCAACATACAAAGTAAATGTAATGGTATCTATATTTCCTCCATCTGGAGTCCATGTAGCTATATAAGCAGTCCCATGATTAGCAGTCCCTGCTCTTCCTACTCCTATTACCCATCCAAGAGGAGTTAAAGTAGCTGTAACTGTTGTTCCAGCACCCGGAATACCAGCACTATAGACCTCACCATCTGTATTTGTATCCGGAGTAATAGTCGCTGGATCCACAGGAGTAACATCCCAATGATCAAATCCTGCATTCACAAGAGAAAATAAATCCCCGGTTGTAAACGAGTGCATAGCCGACCAATCAATCGTCACATTATCTACTAAAGCATCAGCTTCAAACATAACATATTTACCAGCACCATCATAATATAGTGTTCTCCCCCTATGGGTAGCATCCCCAAGTATAGCATCCCCCAATGTAGAGATAGAAGCTGTTCCTGAAACAGATGCTCCTGAAACTATTCCCCCAGATGTAATGTTTCCTGCAGCATACATTTCTGTAGCTGTCTGTATACTATATGCTCCCTGATCTGCTCCATTTCTTATTTCTCCACTTGCCCCATCAATAACTATTGGATATGTTGTATCCCCTTTACTCACAGAGAATACTCCGGCTGTATTAACATCTCCTATTCGTGTAGGAGCCTCACAATAGACATAATCATTTGTACTATCCACTAAAAGAGCGTTTGCATATGTATTCGTTTCTGCCCGGAAATCACTGCCGACTACACCAGTATCATTAGAAATCAGACCTGTAAAGAAAGTTGCTGGACCCCCTACAGTAAATGCAGAATCAATAGTTATTGTAGAACCATAATCTCTAGAATATGCCATTATAGCATGATACTGAACACCAGCAGCAACCCCACTAGTTTTCTGGTATAAAAGAAAATTAAGATCACTAGCAGATTTATCCCTGGATTCTAACCACCAATTAGTAGTCCTCAAAACAGTATTCCAAATCTCAGGAGTTCCACCAGATGGAAAAGTTCCATGAAAGGGACCATTCCCAGAAGAATAATCAATAGTATCACCCTCATCATAGACTTCATCAGCAGTTGGTGTCCCCAAAGGCATCTCATCTATTGATTCAAAAATTTCTTGGACATCATCTCCTGCCCCTGAGAGTGTGGAGGTGAGTGTAGTCGTTTTTACTCTTACTCTCCAAGCGTCAACCAAGGTTGTTGCTGCATCTGCTACTATAGGTATTCCCCAAAGTAACAGGCATAGAATAATAAATTTCACAATTGTAGTTTTCATAATTTGCCTCTATAAAGGATCTTCAATGTAGTCTACAAGGATAATAGAATTCGATTCTGGAGCAATCACCATAATTAACTTACCAGTTTCCGGATCAGATTCAGAGTAATCGTCACCATCAGGGGATAGTCTAACACCCCCAACGTACACATGCAAGCTCCCCGCGATATATTTATCTGGGAGGTAATAGATCTGATTTACTCCATTAATAGCCCCTGTTAATTTACCATAAGTTCCCCCAGGAGTTCCCCCACCTTTAGCTGTTTTGAAACGGGTATTATCTTCTATAGAAAGTATCCTATCATAAATAGAATCCATAACTGTTTGAAAATCAGTATACGAATAATACCCATCCCCAATACTAATAACCCAAATATCATCCAAATGATGTTCATGTCCACTCCCAAGAATTCCCCCTTCCCTATCTTGATACCGGGTATCAACTCCAGCTTTTACAGAGCAATACCTACTTCTTAAATCTAGGTCAGCAAACGGAGGAGTCGAACTAACAATATATAAACTCATTAGATATTCATTATCAGCCGGGACTGGAAGAGTGAACGGGGCAGCTTTATATTTTACAACCCATTTCAACCTGTAAGGCTGTACACATTCTATTCCCAACAAAGGATCAACAATCTCTGCATCATCTGACTGGTCTATTAATTCTTCTATAACCGAAAGGTAATAAAAACCCTCTGCAGGGTTTGAAATGGCAGGAGCATCCACAGCCCAAGGTTGTGTTGAATAAGTAACATCTGCTTCTAAATCCAATTTATGCCCTGCAATAAAAATACTCCCTGCTTTTATTGTTGGATCACTTGGATCAGTAGGAACTATAAGAAAGCCATCATATCCTGCTCCATTACCAATAAGTTCACAAATGGCTCTTCTAATATGATCTTTAAGACTCTGTGCCTGTATATTCAGCTTATCTGCCTCTATAGGTACAGTCTTTTGGAAGTTTAGCCAAATCCAATTTTTAAATTCATTATAAGTATCCAGCGGTGTAGCCATCTTTTTATATTCCTTTTATTATGCTATTTTCTGAACAGTAAGAACTGTATCCAGACCACTTCCATCTCCTAAAATAAGAAGCTCGTCAGTAGGACTAACAGCCGGGATTTGAGCAGTAACAGCAATTGTTATAACAGCCCCAACTTCCAGTAACCCTGTATACAAAAGAGGACAAACAAATTGGTTCTCTAAAGCTATGGAACCAAGGTTTTGGATTTGAAAAACAGAATTATCAATAGATATTCCATCTTTTAGAATTTCCACAAGGAGATTTAAAGTCTTCGCTGTAGAAACAACATAGGAAACCTGTAGTTTACCTTGTATAGAAATATAACCGCCCCTCCGAACAGTCCAGGAGTATGTTCCCTGATCAAACCAATCAGAAACTGTATCCAAAACTTCAGTATCAAATTGAACAACTGTCTGCACTAAATTAAGAGGAATCTCTTGGTTACTCCCTAAACAACCTTTTCCTAAAACATCTAATTGAGAAATATGGTTATAACCCCCTGCTTGGTTACAAATAAAAGAACCATAAACAGTACCTGAGCCTTCTACACCAATTGCCAGACCAGTATCACCATAAACATAAGCTATTCCATCACAGTATATTCCTCGACCTATACTATTTCCCCAACTATTATTTTGGACCAATAAAACTCCAGTTGACCCAACCCAATAATGCCAAGTCTTCGCATAAGTAAGACTAGGACCCATATCATGAGTAACTGATATTCTATTATTAATAAAGGAAGGATATTTATCCCCTATAGTTGCCGGGATACCCGGACTTGTTGTCCAAAGAACTATCCTTTCATAGGGACCATCGGCTCCCCCAGTATTAACAGTAATCACATTATTGTCAATAACATATTCTTTAGGACCAAGACCATCAAAAGCAAATATAAAATAATAATCATTATCATCCTCTAGAGAAAAATCTATCTTACAGCCTGTCATCCGCAATATAATAGTATCTGATGAATTCCCACAATAGAGAACCCCATGTGTTTTTAATCCTCCTACAATTCCTGTTGCAATATATTCAAAATCACAATCTTGAAAAGTATAGGTGCCTTCTCCAGTTGAACCAATATCCACTAAATAACTTCCCATATTTGTACTAGCTATCTTAAACTTACAATTTATAAAATCATGTATTCCTTCTCCAGCAAAAATGATACCATCAGTTCCACCGGGAACAAGAACTTTCTCAAACATCATATTTTCCACACATGATTCTATTGTAGGAGCAACATAATGACCAAGAACCCTTGCCCCATCCTTACGAGTCCCCCCAACCCCCACAAGACTAACATAATCTTTCCCCACTATTATAGGTTCATCATATTCTCCAGGACAGACAGCAACTATCCAAGGAGTTTCCTTAGTAGGCGTTTGAGCTTCCGCGTAATCAAGTGCGTTCTGAATTGTAGAATACGGAGTATCCCCAGATTTAGAAACAGTAAGAATATGATCACAACCCTGAGAAGAAGTTCCCTCTGCTAACCCTTCACCTTCTCTCCCCTGAAACCCTGTATCCGCACCAGCAACAACAATCCCAGCATTCCTTTGGTCTACAAGGATTCCTCCTGATCTGATACCAACAAGAATATGATAATGAGTGGCAGACGGGTTCGGCATTATAGCTGTATCTTCTACCCATTTTAAAATCCATTTAGCCCTTTTAGGAAGAACTGTAGGGAATCCAATAGCAGGATCAATAATATCAGGATCTATTATCTCAGTCAACTGTTCTTCAACAATGTCGAGATAGTATATCCCATCCCCTGCTGTCTTTTCAGTAGTCTCCGTAAAACTAGGTTGAGTATTGTAGGTTATCTCATCAGGCTGTTCCAATTTTATCCCACAGGCATATATATTACCTATTCCAATAACCGGGTTAAGCTCTTCAGTATCATCTACAAGAAAGCCATCATTCGCAGACCCATTACCTATAAGTTCACAAATTGCTCTTCGTGTCAATAAACTGGCAATCTGGGAATCTATATTTAATTTATCCGCTTCCAGAGGAACATTTTCCTGCTGATTAATCCATAACCAGTTCTTAGTTTCATCAAAGGTATTCGAAGGTTGTGTCATTTTTTATGACCCCCATGTTCTATCGGCAGTAATTCTTATTATTCTAAGCAAATTGAAATCAGATGTTTTAACAATTTTTTCATGTATAATATAATTATACATAACTTCCCCGGTAGTCCCACCTCTTAAAGCTAATTCTCTTAAATCACCATTAGCTTCATCAGCATAAAAAGTCACTCTAACATCTAAAATTGGTGTAGGCACCAGTGTAAATTCCCCTTCTACCTCATCCCAATAATGTTTCACAACTGCCTTTTCATGTATCGGTGAAACTAGCTCCGTATCATCTTCTTCTGGAGAAGGGAGTTCTATATCCCATTCTGGCAACCCTTCCCCCACTTGCATCGTTAGAATCCCAAAATCTTCTAACCCCCCAAGAACCCCTATAATAAAACAGAGACCCATATCAACAACAAGATTATTTGTTTCTTGGAGAATTTTTTCAGTACCATTGGGATACTGAGCAATGTCTATAAGTTTTCCCTTTAATTTGAATCCTGATTTATTTATTGTTTCTTTCATTGTGCTCTCCAAGCAAGATCATCCAATAATCTATCAGCAACATCTGTCAACAACCAGTTATCAGAAATAAGGTCATAAGAAATATCCTCATCTGTCATTGTAAAATCTTCAGAAACAGCAGGAGTAGATAAGAGAATAGCAGCAGAACAACAGATGGGTACCCAATCTTGTACAATTCTAACAATTTTTTCTCTTACTTGATTGAATAAATCCCAATCTTCAGTAGCTTCAATAACAACAATTATTGAATATCCAGCATAATTTCCCCCCAAAATATAATCAACTGTATCCTCTAGGGTTCCCATCCCATTTATAATATCTGGATCACTAACACCTATAGTCGTACTATCTAATTCATTTGTGTATAATACATTCTGAATACCTTTAACAATATAAGCATTCCATCCGGACAGTCCTTCTATAAATGCAATAAGTCCAGCTTCAGTACCCTTCCGCTTATAAGTCCTAACTGCTCTACGGATTTCCAATCTCTGTTTAGGTAACGGTAATTCCTTGTTTACTATCCATCCTATATTCCAAGCAAGATTCTGCATCAAATCATCATCACATTTCATTGGATCCCAAAAAGCAAATAATTCCTCAACAAAACTCCAAGCATCCTCAAAACTTCTTCCAGCTATGGTAAAATAACTTCTAAGAAAATATGCTGGATCAACATCCTTGTCCTTTTCTCTATAAATCTCTGGAAGGAAATTGGGAGAGTAGAATTTATCAGCAAACTCAAAAGGAACCGCCATTAATTTCTTAGTATTGAATTGAGATATAAGCCATTTAGGATCATAAATCAAACCGGGGTAATTAATATTATTTAAATAAAATTGAGCAGGGTATCCCTCCATTGGGGAACCACTTATAGTCACAGTTACTTGGTAGAAAATAGTATAATAATTAACTTCTCCATAAATAGGATTAACATCCTCTATAGTCTCCAAGTCCCCATCTGTATCTGAATCATAGATAACATCTCCTTGATTTATTGTATACGGGTACCCTTTCCCTGCTCTCTGAATAAAAACTCGATCTCTTGTTATAGAAGCAGTGGGATTAGCATCCAGAAACTCAGTAATCAAAGAGTCCCCAAAAGACCATCCTAATTCCACAGAATGGTTTATTTCTTGGGCAGCACTACCTAAAGTTCTTCTACAACTGAAATCTAATTGCTGAAGAACTTGGGACAACAAGTACAATATATCATCAGCGAGAGCCATAATTCCTCCAGAGGGAGGGGCACGAAGGACGAGAACCCCCTCCCCCCTTTACAGAACAAATCGATGGACTGTCAAAGAAACATACGCTACTACTCATTCCACACCCCCGACAACGTTTACCGTTAGAGTTCCCAACTGTGGAATCTCTTTTGAATCCACAGACACATTACCAAAACCAACCACCTCATCACCCCTATATAATTGAATAACATCTGTATGATCTACCCCAATTAATGATTCTAATTGTGACAAGAAATCAGAAAGCCAGATGTCATAACCAAAGTCAACATTGTCAAAGGAAAAATAATCGGTAATCTTGGTCGTAACCCGAGTTTTCACATCTGAATTGAGATAATGTGGTTGCGCTGTCACAAGAATATTCACATTAACTGTAACATAATCTGGATCTAAAACAGTTGTTTCAGAACAAAGCATTTGTCTTTCTGCAAAGAACTCTGTTAATTCTTCTTTAAGCTCTGAGGAAGGTAGTCCCCCACCTGTGGGAGCAATATATAGCAGAACAGGAAGATATTCAGAAGCTAAAGTTATTATCCCACAAACAGCATATGCTTTTGCTACTCCTACTTTACTTTCTGCTAAGGTCTTATAATCCTCTGCTGTTACTGCTCGCCATACTGTCCTTAAACTTCTAGGAGCATTTCTTTTAATATCTTCTAAACTTTCTGCATCCGCCCCTCCTGATGCTGCTGCCCCATTAGTAACCCCAACTACTAAAGGAAGACTGGTTACTAAACTCTTGATTGTAGAAGCAGGAACATTACCTAGTATTCCTACCCCTATCCTATATTCTGCCTGTATATTGTTAGTCCCTTGTACAGGTATTTTTCCATTCCTATTATCCCCGAAGATAATAGTTAGTGAACCTTCTGAATTTATATCAACCTCAAAAACTTTATCAGTCGGACCATAATCAAGAATTGTTTCTACTTCTGTCCAAATTTCTAGAACCCCCCCATCAATCACTATAAGGATTAAGGAACTCTCTCCTATAGAATTATAAGTAACCGGGGATCTAGAGAGGTTAAAAGTCTGATGAGAAGTTCCCTTACTACTTCCTATAACCTCATTTATAGTTTCTCCTTGGATTGCAGAAACAATTCCAAGATAGGGAGCAGGACCAGTAATAACTAACTCTTCCAAAGTTTCAAAAGTAATTGCTGAGGTTGTAGCCGACCCCAAAGTACTCACCTTAGTTCCTTGAGGAATAGTTACTCCCCCAGAAGCTACAAAGGTAAGATCTACAGAAGCACTCACAGACGGAGAAGGAGTATAGTCAATAAGTTTAGCCAATCTATAAATTGATTCTCTCAAAACAGCAGTTTCAAGAGAATTCTCATTCATAGCCAAGTCAACACGATAAGATATTTTATCCAATGCCCCTGCTAAAAGCTGTAAAATCACAATACCAAAATCTGAAGGACTGTAATCTGTCCATTCAGGACAAATTTTAGGAATCTGATCAGCCATCTCACTGAGAAGATCTTTCCAACTTATTCGAGTATAATCAATTCCCGCAGTAAAGTCTATAAACTTACTGACATCCAGATTTACACTTGAAAGAGACATATAATTATCACCCCATAGCCGCCTCGACAGTTACAATGCTCTGAGTCTTAATAATAAAGATCTCCATTTCTACAACAACCTTGCCCATATCCTCATCCACTCCTGTTATCTCAACTCTTTTGAGAATTACACGTTTTTCCCATTTAGCTAAAGCTATCGCAATGATACTTTTGATTACTTGCAGGTTTGCTGAATTTATTGGAGAAAATAAAACAGAAGAAGCATTACTCCCAAAATCCCGGATACTGTATCTTTCCCCAGGAAAATCTCTGGAACCACACCGGGTTCCTATAATTTGTTTTACTGATTCTATAATATGTGTGATTTCTGAATCATTGGTAGAGCTAGTCTCAACCTTGCCAGTGGGACCAACCCGCATTGGGAATGATACTCCTTGATATCCTGTCATTACTTCTGGCATTGTTTCAATTACACCTTTAATAAGTTTACCATAATAATCCTTTTTTGTACAGTTACCCCTCCGGTTCTATATCCTCCCCAAAAGCGGGTACAATTTTAATCTGCAAATTTGTACCTTCAGGAAAAGTATACCAAACATTCGGGGAGACTTCTACTTCGAAATAAACCAAATATACAGAACCCCTTGAGTCCCAAAGCCAAGTGTCTCCTACTGGAGAAAAGGTTACTATTCCTTGTGCTGCATTGGTCACAACTAAAAGAGAAGGAGTATCTGTTGTCGCAAAACAATCATCTTCTTTATTCCAATTTCTTCTCTTCATCCTTACAGCTTTAGTCCCCAATGCGTAAGGAACATTTCCTCTTTTAATAATAAAAGAAATTGGCTCTCTACTTCCTTCTCTCAGAAATAAATCCATTTTTTACATCACCTCAACATTCTTTTTAGAATGAGAAGATATTACATCCTTTGATGTAAACTCACTTACAGAAACTCTTTTCAATGGGAACTCCCATATTACAGTTCTAGATATAATTCTAGAAAAACTAGAAATTTTAGGAATCCCAATACTAGAAGAAATGACTAACCGTAGCAGATTAAGAAACCTTGATATTATAGGAATTCCAAGAGCCATACTTATAACAGTTCTTGAAAGAGATAACCTCCGACCAACAGCAACTATTCCAACTATTACAGTTATAACAGAGCGTGGAAAAAACACCAACCTAGAAATAATAGGTGTTACAATGGATATAGCCCCAACAGTTCGGTGGAGACAAGATAATCTTCCAATATTTACTAATCCTACAATAACCACTGTAACAAGTTCAAAATATTTTTTTATAGCCCCAGAAACAAACTGTTCAGCCGAAGAAACAATATTGACCCCCATAGCAATTACTGACCGCTTAGAATTTAAGCTCCTATTAACTACAGAAGTCCCTATTGCTGTTGTAGTCATAACACGAAATTCTGAAACCAATTTGCTTATCAAAGGAACACCAGTAGACACAACAGTTGTCAATCTTTTGGTATTAAGAAATCTCACATTATTAGGAATTCCAGTTGCTACAGACAGTATTGTCCTAAAACCAGTTACAAACCTCAAAGATACAACAACCCCAATTGCCTCTGCTATTACTTCCTCAAAATATTGTTTAATTCCTGCAGTAAACTCTTCTACTGAAACAGGGATACCCCCGGCTAAGGATATTATATCCCGAAATCCAGAAACAAGTCTTGTAATTATAGAAGTTCCTATAGCTACAGATACAACATTACGAAATCTAGAAACAAGTCTTGTAATTATAGAAGTTCCTATAGCTACAGATACAACATTACGAAATCCAGAAACAAGTCTTGTAATTATAGAAGTTCCTATAGCTACAGAATCTACAGTTTCAGGACGGCTGGAAATAGCCATAGGAAAATTAGGACGTTGCAATTGATTAGATCGAAGCTCAAATTGTAATGCACTATACCCCCAACGATCAGAGGAAGTATCCCTAGAAACTAACTGGCTACAACCCAATATGCCGTTTGTTCTATTCATCCTTTAATAAGTTTCAACTCCCCCATAAGAGGAACTACCCACGTACTAGCAAAAAAGAATAACATCTGCAAACATGCGTTATTATCCACAGACTGTAATCCCTGCATTTGTATTGACAATTCTCTTTCAGTCATCATCGACTGGAAAGGATGAGGCAACCATAACAGAGGTTTCACAATGGCGATATTTATATTTCCTGTTGCTACACCCCCCGCAAGAGTCCAAGCCGTAATTGTTCTTACAGCTTTGTCTCCAGCCAATAAAGGTACGAAGAAATAATTTGCATAGGGAAATGTTGCTATTGCTGCACTCGCTACCGTAGTGACTACTGGAGTTACATGTGAAACATTGTTTTCATTAGTATAAGTCAAAGTAAATGTATTCGCGCTTGCACTCAAAGCAGAAGTGACTTCACAAATAATCTGTCCACCTTCTCCTACTACAAGTCGTGCTCTTCCATCAATTATTGGGGAAAAACTACCCGAACCTAGAACTATGGATACATTTGCATGAGCCAGGCGATCAACGACCAGAGAAAGTCCTGATAATGTATCCATTGCTGCTGCTACTGCCCTCGTCACAAGACCTTTCCATAAATAGTTATTCTGTCCAGCAGGGGCATCATCAAATTTCATTGCTCCTGCATTTGTCTTGTCAACAGTGACTGCCCCCGCCAGTCCAGTCGTCGGGGTCGTACCAGCGGGTGGAAGCCCTGCTTGCATCCAAGTAGTTCCTCCTCGACTTATCACTCCAGTTGGAAGGACTTTTACAAAAGGTAATATCACTTGACCATGAGCCTTGGCAATTTCCTCTTTCACAGCAGCAAATGTCGCAAATCCAGCCATAATTCATCCTTAATTTTCGCAGATGCGTATTTCACCAATACAAATTGCTGAAGAAGCAGCTTGAGGAACAAAATAAAGCATAAGACAACTATTATCTTTTATCTTAGGAACACAGGGTAATTCGACGACAAAATCTCTCTCGGCAGCAATAGATGCTCCAGGAACAATTAGCTGTGCAATCGGTTTTACGATTACAATATTTATATTTCCTGTCTGTGTATCCGCTGTGATATCCCAATATGTTATTGTCCTCACACCTTTATCCCCTGCTAACAAAGGAACCCATATATAATTTGCATAGGGGACTCTACCAATTTTTGAGGAGGCAACTGTAGTAAGTAACGGTGTGATATGAGAAACATCACTTTCATTTGTGTAGGTAAGATTAACCGTGTTCGCAGCAATACTAAGAGTTCCCCCGGTCACTTCCATGATTATCTGTCCGCCTTCTCCAGAATCCAGACGATCCCTTCCGTCAATAATGGGACTGAAACTTCCATCAGCCTGATTAACTGCCACGTTCGCATGTGCCAATCGGTCAACGAGATAGAAAATTCCCGGTGTCACAGAATAGAGCATCATTGACAGGATGTGCATCGTTGCTGGTCCAGTTGGATTAGTATAGAGAATTGCTCCCTGTGTAGTCATATCACATTTTACTGCTCCGGCAAGACCAACATCAGGAGTGGTTCCCGCAGCCGGGTTTCCAGTAGCCAACCAAAACGTATGGGGAATATAAATAACCGATGTTGAAGGCAACACCTTATTATATTGAAGACGTTGCAATTTTAAATTAACAGATACAGCATTGATAATAGCATCAAGATTAGCGAATCCGGGCATTTTTACAATCCCTCACTTATGTCTGTTCTAATGTAATAATGAATTCAATTGTATCATTCTCTTCAAGAACAATACCAGCAAAATTCTTTCTGATAATCAGAATACCACCAGTTATCAGATTGAACAAACCAACCTCTGCAATTGTCTTTGGAGTAGAATTACAGGTCAATGTTCCAACAAACTGGGCTTTCGAAGGTGTAGGTTGTGATTCTGTTGCTGCAACCCGAGCTTCAGTTCCCGGAGCAATAAGGGCAGCATCCCCCTTAACAGCCTCTGTACCATCTGTCCCCCAATGAATATAGTAATTTGTCGGAGCAGAGGCATCACCAGTAAAGAGATCGGTTACGAACTCCTCACCGTCTTCCGTATACATAGTAACATAAGACATATCTTTATCCTCCGATAAAGTAATTCAGATTTACTAATTTGGCGACCATTGGCATTTCGGGCTACACACGAAACAGTCATTTTTGTTCTTGCTTTCATATTAAATCTCCTTTTACCCACAACTCGCTTTACCAGACCCGGTAGTGATTATACCACCACAGCTTAATGAATCTCCAACTCTAGCAATTGCGGGACCACCACCAGCAATTTGGATAGCAGCCCCCGCATCTATTTGTACCATATTACCATGGACTTGTACAGTGCCCAAAGCCTCCACGTTGACATTTGTCCCATTAACATCCACATGACCACCAGTTAAAGAGTTCAGAACAACTTCTCCCCCCTCGGAATTAAGCTCAATACTTCCTGAATTACAATTCAAAAGAATCTTACTATCCAAAGTATTTATATTAACATCTGTTCTAGCAAAAATATTCATAACCCCATCAAGCATATCTATATAATCACCAGTGGCATTTTCCAGATGGATAGAACCATCCTCTGCATCCATAGTTATTATATTCCCAGACTTATCCTTGAATTCTATTTTTGATTCACCAGTCTTCCCATTTAAAAAAACATATTGCCCCCAAGCTCCTTTCAATAAAATCTTAGGACCTCCTCCATTACCATCCTCAGGTCTGAAGAGAAGAAACTGTCCACTGCTATCTGTTACCTTTATTTTCAGTTGATTCTCAGTGTCATCAATTTCTATAGTATGACCAGCGGGGGTTCTGAAAACACAATTTTGAGGATCTTTTCTGTCAGGATTACTTTGGGGTATAGGAGCATTATCTTCTGAACCAACACCAGCTTCGGTATTCCAAGCAAAACGGTTGCCTGATCCCTCTTTAATCACAGCCTCTTTAGGAACCTCTGTGCCAGACCCAGAAGGGGATTGTACCCAAGACCCTACCCAAATAGGTTTATCCGGATCTCCCTGTTCAAACTCAATCCAGACCCCAGACCCAATAGGTGGAACAGCAAAACTTCCCATATCAGCAGATCCACCATAAGCAAAACAAGGTAAAGCCCAAGGGGAAACAACCAATTCCCCAGAATCGCTATTACGCCCATAAACTAATGGACTAGATACACGTATCCTTCCTCTATACTGAGGATCCTGATTATCAGCAATTGTAGCTCTATATTTTCCCCAAAATCTCTGCATTATTCAGTAGCCCTCTCTGGTAGTTCTCCTGTCTGAGTAAAGTTTACAGCCTCATCTCTAGTCAGGGTAATAGGATCTTGTTGTTCTGTGCTCCCCCCTGCTCCGGAAGTAGCATCTTCCGAAGGAGAATCCGATCCGGAAGTAGTCCCAGAGGAATTAATATTTGATGTATCCCCAATAGCATTTCTAGAAAGGTCTAAAGCACTTGTTAGACCACCACCTTTGGAATATGATATTGTATGCTTTTCTATAATGTATTGTCCACTAAATCGAGGACCAAGTCCCTTTAAAATAATAGTTTCCCCCGAAATTAAACTAGGTTCGGCATATTTCAAAGTTACCTTGCCCTCTAAGGCTTTCTCATTTATACCCCTACGATTTTCTAAGGCATCCGACAATTCCTCAGCAGTGTCGGGCATTGCCCCCCCTTCATCTTGGTCTTTGAGATAATATTTCGTTGATTTTATTGTCATGGGAAAAAGAATTCACCTGACTCTGGATCATAAATCTCAGGAGAAGTTAAATCCTCTCTTGTAAGACTATCCATAATAGAATCAACAACATTTTCTGAACCAGCAGTATCCGCTCCCTCTGCTTCCCCCTCAACAGGAGTCCCTTCCATATTATTTAAGTTTGCCCCCCCAACTCCTCTTGCTTTTGTTTCGGTTTTATATTTTATTTCACAATTCTTTATAGAATGATCTTCTTCCCTATAATAAAAAACCTTGGCACTTTCAGCGGTAGGTTTCTCTTTATAAAAAGCAAGAACATTTCCTCTAACCTTAAAAATTCGGTTGGATTTCCTAGACAATTTTCTTAATAAGGCAGCATCTGTAATCCCCGTCTGGGAAACATAGGGAAATAAAACTGTTGTTTCATCAATATCAGCCTTTAACCCATATTTATCAGCAATCTTCTGAGCCAGTTGAGAAGCTGTTATGTTTTCCCAAAGAGTATTCTCCTGGGTATCCATAAGTTCTTTCACCCTAGAAGTGCAAGAAACCTGCAATCTAGGAACACCATCTTCGGGGTATTTAACAGTAACCGTGCTTATCTTTCCTATAAAAACATATTTATCCCCAACAAGGTATCCCACAATGACCCTTATAGGTTTTTCTTCAGTATAAATATCCACATATTCATAATTAACATCCGCAACAGTAAAATCACATTTATCCGCGTCTTCCTTAGTATCTTCTATTTTTATAGAATCTATCCTGAACAGATCTTCCATACTGAGAAGAGTATCTCCTACAGTTATTTCAAAATAAGGCTCTCTTATATTTTTTTTAGTCATCATATCATCCGAATATATATGCGGAGGGGGGATTTTGAGCAGGATTAACAACAATTTTCTGTGTAATTCTCTGCTTCGAGATTGCTTTATGAACAGGGGGGATCCAAATTTGAACACCCACATAGTTTCCTAAATCCCAAGGTTCCACATGTGGGTTCAAATCAGCAAGGTACCACCAGTATTCCCCAACCCCGAAAAATTTAAATGCCAACATATCTAAGGTGTCTGTTTCTTTAATAGTATAAAGAAAAGATCCGCTTGGTATTTCTCTATCTATTTTCCTAAAAGTGATAGCCGTGCGGAGTTCTCCTCTAAACGGAATGGGAAATGATTTCTCTTTATTATATCGACTATCAACATAAAGCATGATTATTTAACCCCCTTTTTAGAATTGAAATCTGAAGAAGCCCACTTACTCGTTTTGTTAAATAGAGCCTGATTGACTTCACTATATAAAAGGTCAACCTTCGCAGTGACTTCAACAGTAGCAAAAATTGGAATAAGCAAACGATTATGAATTTTCTCTGTTATTCTTAATTTTTCTATAACTATTTCCCATTGTCTAGGACCATATCCAAGAATTAATCTAGGAGGACTTAAAAACATCCTATTCTGTAAAGCATCCTGACCCCTAGGATAAGTAAAAAGCTCTAACTGAGAAAGCTCTTTTAAAATACCTTCTTCCTGGATTGGTCTGTCTATCCCATCTAAAGTAAGGTCAAACTTTATTTCTCTTTCTCCACCACCAGCATATTGATATTCGGGACCTGAACTACCCGGAGACTGTATAACTGTCCAATCCAAATTAATTACACGCTCCATTGTAGCAGGATTCACCTGAAACTCAACGTTCTCTCCAGTTTCTATATTTGTTATAAATCCTCTATCTGCTTTAGGAGCATACTCTGGTCTCCCATAATCCATAATAGGTTTGGAATTATAACTTTTGGAGTATTTCTCTTTGGCTCCCGAATTTATATTTTTTGGATCAGCCATAATTTACTCCTGGAGAGAAGCCGTTGCCACTTCTAAATGTTCTTACTGCTAATTCATCCATCTTGGATTTAATACTATCAAATATTCTATCAGCTAATTCTTCAGGATCTACATCATTTCCATTTGCTACATTAACAACTAGAGATACCGCTCCTTCGTTAAAGGAAACTGTCTGATTATTTTTTTCTAAAGCATTCCCCCCAGATACAGATGTAAGTTTTTTTGCTAAATCAGAAAGTCTTCTTGTATTATCTGTAGTTGTTACTATTTCTCCTCGATGGAATAACCCGGTGTATACTCCAGACTTAGTGAATTCTCCACCAGAGGCATGTCCAGGAATATCATAATTATTATATGGGATCCCCATAGGAGAAATACTATTGGTATCAAGAGGAGCCGGGGGACCCACAAAAGGTGGAGGAGTCCCAGGAGCATTACTAATAGTAGCCCCATACCCCTGACGGGGAGCGTTAGGACCCATCCAGTCATTTTCTGGTCTCATACCAAAATTTTTAAATGGGTTCCAATCAGTGAACAAGGTCTCCACATTACCAATAAATTCTTTAACAGCATCCAGAAGTAATTGTCCTGTAAATAAATCCTTCCACCACTGAAGAATATCATCTAATAAGGTTTTGACCACAGTTCCCAACCCTTCCCAAGTTACTCCCCATTCAGTACCAAAAGAATTAACATGGATGCCTATATGATCTAACCATTCATAAAACTTTTCTTTCATAGAAGCCAAAACATCTTGGAAGAAAAATTTAATATTACTCCACCACATTTCCCAGTGAGTAGCTACATAAATTATTCCCCCTACAAGAACAGCAATCAATACAAGCCACCATCCAGCAGCTATCCCGGTAATGGTTCCAAAAACTTCTAACCAACCCCAAATATAACCTATTATTTCAGCTATCTTCAGAATAAAATTAGCAATAGCAGCCCCCCATACTCCTAACTCACCAGCAAGCCAAGCAGGAATACCCATCACCCAAGAAACAAAGGTAACAAGATAATAGAACACATATAAAATTCCAGCGTACAGATAAGCTCCAGCAGAAACAATATTCCAAAAAGTAGCCACGACCATAGTACCAATCCACCAGAATAGTCTGAACACAACAATTCCCCATACAAGCCCACCAATAATTCCCCCCAATGAAATAGCAATCTCATGGTATGCCTGTTCCTGATCTAATAAGTCCTTAGGTTTTGCTATATCAGGGAAAAGGGATTTTCCCCCCATACCCTGAAGAAGACCGTAAATCTTTTCTAGAACCCAAACCAATCCTTTGAGTACGGGAATAGTATAAGTATCTATTGTTGCTGTAAAAGCAATAAAGAATGTTCTTACTCCTTTCAAAGCATCATGGAGAGTGATAGCATCATCCAATAATCCCTTTGCATCCAATTTTTTAGCTAAATCAAGAGGTATCCCCATCCCAAACAGATCAATAGCAGCCGTAAGAATATCAGCAGAATTTTCCAAATCAGTCATAAGGTTAGTCAAAAATGGAGCTAGAGCATCTTTCAAGCCCCCAAAATTTGTTCTATAAGCTTCATAAAGCAGATACAGAATAACAGCAAGCCAACCTAATCTAGAACCAACAGACCAAGCCATTCCATACAAGTCACCCAAACCTATCTTCAACATTAGAACAGCCATTCTCCAAAGCCCAAAACCAGCAACGATTGTTCCCAAAGTTGTAATCAGTATACCAAGAATTCCCAACAATCGGTATAAAGACATAGAAAGTTTAGGATGCTCAGCCAGGAATTTATTAAATTTTTCCAACAAATTGACAATCACATTGAATCCTTTGGTCATTTGAGTCAAAACAGGGTACCCAAAACGAATCCAACCAGCAATAAAATTAGCTTTAAAACGCATCCAAGCGAATTTAAAAGTCTCCGACATTTTCTGGAATGCTCCCTCAGTCATTCCCGCTCTATCCCCCATATCATCCATAACCAATAAAAAGTCATTCCATCCTGCACCTGTAACCGCTGTAATATAGTTAAAACCTTCTACTGATGTGAATAACTGACTAAGCTGTATTGTTCCTGCTTGTACCCCGGATCTTAACTTCTCTAAGAAAGGTATCCATCCCCCCATAGCTCTAATAGCATTTTCTCCCCCTTCTATTCCTAAGGCTTGTAATGCTTTTCTACCTTCCTGAGAAGGACGAACTATATTTTGCAGAGCCTGTTTCATACCAGTTACAGATTCTCGAGTCTGGATACCTTGGAGAGTCGCAGCAGTTATTGTTCCAAATAACTCTTCATAAGAAACATCTAAAACATGAGCCATAGGTGCCACACGACCGATTGCATAAGCCAACTCAGCAAATGTAGTCTTCCCACGTTTGACCGCTATGAACATAGCATCCGAAACATCTATAACATCACTAACTTGCAGTTCATAAGAGTTCATCATTGTAGAAAGACCATTAACTGCCATAGCAGTATCTGTAACACCAGCTATAGAAGCCTTATTCGCGACATCAAGGAACTGGACTGCTCTCGCTGCGGATATAGACCCATCTTCTAAAGTAGCTACTCCTGCTGATACTGTTTGATAAAGAGCTTTTGTTTGTTCTCTAAAGTTTCCTCCATATTTAGTCATTACACTCAACAGTTGGGATCCCATAGCATCCATCTGCTGAAGACTTATATCCATTAAAGTATTTATTTCTGTAAGCCCATACTGAAATTCACTAGCCTGTTGAATACCCACAGCTAAAGGAGCAATCATAGCTGCTCCCAAACCCATCATACTAGACCCAGAAGTGAATAATGCTCTGCTTGCCATTAACTGATTATTAAGGTGCATAGCAGCAGCAGCAGCCCCAGACATGGATCCGGCAATGGAATTCATAACCATACTCGCCTGATCACGAGCTGATATAAGAATTCCAAGACCGAAATTGGTATTCATCATAACTTATCTGCCCCTAGAGGGTCTTTTGGAAGAACCTTTAGTTGAAGGAAGTTTATCTTCTATTTTATCCTTTATCTCCTGAAGACGTTCTAATAAACGTACTCTCCAAGATACTGGAAGACTAAAGGCTTCAAGAAAACTCATACAAGCATAATCCCCAATGGAAAGCAGCAAGCATTCATCCAAAAGCATTTCCATTGTACCCGGAGACAGAAATCTAGCAATGTCTTCCAGTATTTCTAGGCTCTGCCCGGGAAGAAAAAATCGGCACTCAGAGGGATATTACCCGCGAACTCAGCCTTGCAAGTGTTACAGGTTCCTATAATTTCAGTGTCCACACCGGGACTAAACAAACCAACTGCTTCCCGGATAGCACGACAATCAGCAGCCACAAGTTTCTTTACTCTATCAAGACCAACCACATCTCTAGGATTTCCACTAACTTTTTCCAGGCATAAATAGATTTCGTATGCCATCATATCCTCAGGAGATTTCTTGATAAAGTTCATCATCTTGTGCTCATCAGCACCGTTAAGCTCTCTTAGCTCTACTTCCCAACCAGACTTCGGCAGCTTGATTTTTTTAGGAGCATTCGGGTCTGCTTTGGTATACTGAAGTTCCGATAGCTTAACTTCTTTGTCAGTAACACTTCTACACTGAGAACAGGTGAGTTTGAAAGAATATTCGTCACCGTAGGATATCCTTCGGATCGCCACTAACAGTGCCGTCCGATCTCCTCGGGACATATTCATCAACTCGTCAGGCTCAGCCCCTTCAACACAAGAAAGGAGTAATTCTTCAATTGCCCGACCAGTTCTTAACTTATCTGGTTGACGCATAACAGATTCTTCTGATGCAGTCATCTCTAAAACAGTTCGTGTTGCCCCAGAAGGCAAAGTAACTTCCATACGGATACGCTTTAACCCTGCATCCAATTCAGCCAGAGACATAGTTCCCGCTGTCACTGGTTTTACTACATTCTCATCTTTTTCTTTTTTCTCAACCATTGTTTTGTCCTTCGTGTTTTTAAATTTTTTCTTAAATTCTGGAGAGAAGGCTCACTTGTTTTAGTGTAGCCTCCTCTCCAGCAAACGTTTCATGAAATGTGCCCTTAAAGAAGCTGGAAACCCTCGTGTGTCAATACCAGATGTTCAATGTGATGTTCACTGGCACTATTGTCCCAGTCAGCAACACCAAACTCTGATGGAAACGCATTGGATACTTCCCAACTTCTTCTAACAGTTCCAGAGCGGTCTTTCTGACGAATTACAACCCTTCGTTTATACTCTGCCCCATTAGCTGAGCCAAAGCCTCTACGATGATCGTAAATTGATTTCCACCACTGGTAGAGAGCATCATCATCAGTTTCTCCACGCTCAAGTGTGATGTCATCAAAGTTCACAAGACCAGGACTATTATGAGGATGTATTTCTCCACCCTCAAAATACCCAATGACATCAGTTTTACCCGTAAGCCCCGAACATTTCGAGAAGACCCCTCTGACTATTCCGTCAATGACCAACTCAAAAGCGAACTTAGGGTAATAGTTCCTATCAGTTGAAAGTGTAGGTGGCATAGCTTATGCTGTCACCTCCTCAACAATTCGACCGCCATCCCATTGGGAAATGCGGAAGATAACAAACTCGGCTGCCCTTGTGAAGCAGATTCCGATTTCGCAGATCAACTTCCCATCATTGATATCAATCTGTGAATTGTTGGTACTATCACAGACAACATAGAAAGCCTGATCTGGATCTCCGGATCCACCATCATAAAAGGCACCTTCTTGCCAGAATCCTCGCAGGAGAGCATAGACACTGTCCCGACATTTCTGCTGAGTATCAGCATTATTAGGTTCAAAGACAAGCCACTGTGTCCCCTGAATAATAGATCTGGCAACATTCTGGAAACATCTCCTTACAGAGATTTGTTTCCAATTCTCGTCATATGAGAGTGTTCGGTTCCCCCATACAACTTCCCCAATACCAGCTTCAGCCTTAATAACATTGATTCTAGCAGGATAAAGAATATCCCTCGTAGCCTTGTCAATTGATCTTTCAAGACCAAGGGCATCCATAATCCTACCATCTTCTGTTCCAGCCGGAGCCTTAAAGACCCCTCTCTTCATATCTGTACGGGCAATAATCCCCACGAGATGTCCTGAAGGAGGTTGTAGCCGAGGCAATCTGGTTGACGGATCCTGTTGATCTATCCATGGGTAGTAGATAGCTCCCTCTTTGGAGTTAAACCCGGCAGTTTCCCTTACATATTCCTCAATCTCTGTGGCATCCATGCCAAGCGGAGGATCAAGAATAGCAAAGCAATACTTGTCGAATTGCTCCACAAAGGTTATCATCTCTTCATGAACGACCTGATCGGTGAATCCGGGGCAAGCAAGAAGACTAATGTCATCTCTTTCTCCCAGAACCCAGATACCAGTAGGACCTGCTGAACTTCCCACGACATCAGTTGCTCCAAAAGAAGTGAGACCATCACTACCCCCGATGAGATCTCCATCACTACCAGTACCCGAAGTGAGTTCCGGCATGTCATCAGGAGTAGTAGTCCCACTATCCTCATCTTCAACAACAATGTACGAGGACTTGTTATTAACCACAGTTTCACAGAAAGATGAGCTAGTATCCACCATGGACAGACCCTTATAGTACTCTACCTTAGAACCATTATAGTATACAGAAAGGTCAAAGGTATTTGTAGGATCATCGTAACCCTCTTCGATAACTACCGAAAGGTTATTCCCCCATAATCCCGGTGAACTAACAGAGATTTTCAGGGTGTCTACCGGAGTAGGAGTTTTCCTATCCACAAGGGTAACAGAAGCTGCTACCGCTGTACTTGTAGAAGGATCTGTTATAGTTGTATAGTGAGTAGTCCTCACAACATAACAGCGTCCTTCGCAGTATTTGAAAAAGTTTTCAACTGCATAGGCAAGCTCGTAACCTTCAACATAGCCACCAAAAATTCTCTTAAACTGATTAAAACTTGTGATCAATACACTTGTGCCAACAGGACCTTTTTCTGCCACGCCCACGAAACCTACTATTGTAGAAGCAGCTCGACGAATCCCCCGTATCCGACTATCTATTTCTTCAATAGTTATGTTTGGGCTTAAATATTCCCCCATTAGCCATCACCGCCTTTAGGCTTTTTTCCCTTCATGCCTTTGGCAGTTACTCTAGCGTCAAAAGCAACTTTTTCCTTAACAGGGATAATCTCTTCGGTAACAACCTCTAGATATTTCTCCCTAATAAGTGCCTGAACATGAGGTGAGTTAAGCTCTTTCTCAGTAAGTGAAGCAATCTCTCTAGGTTTGATGTACAAAGAGTTCTTGCCTTCTACATTAACTGTCAGAAGATTCTTAACTCGATTTTTTACCTTAGTTCTCACATAATCACCTCGTTTTTCACTTTTAAATAGTTTTCTCCTCTAACTGAAGAAGACCATCTACTGTGAATAACTTGAACACTCGAGTCTTTACTAACGTGCCAGTAAGCTCTATTCCAGGATAAACTCTTACACCATAAATACATCCCTGTAAAGTCATTTGATTTAAATGAGATACAGTTTTCTGAAAAAAAGACCTACCTATACTATTTACAAAATCCATTTCGTATTCATATGCCTCAGGACTTTCATCTATATCCGGTGTATCCGGGTCATCAGAGATAACTTCATTATTAACATCTTCACCACCAACAGTAATATACTTGTTTGCTTCAACAAAAGCAAGTAAACTCTCATAAAGAGGCATTGTTTCATAAACCTTGTCTGTAATAGCCACAAGGTTGAATTTAATATCTAGAAATAAAGGATTTTTTCTTTGAGTAAATGTAGGTGGATCATCTTCCATATTCTTTACTGGAGATTCAAACCCTTCTTGTCTAAAAAACATATTCCGGGATAACAATATATTTTCAATAACAATTACGGGCAATCCAGCTATTTCATAATAAGGATCATAATTTAGAACAACCCTTTTTTTCTGAGTAGCTAAATCAACAGCAGGAAATAGTGATGTTCTAAGAAGATAGGTCAACTTGTATAAGGCAGGAGTAATCTGTTTTAAATCCTTGTCGGTCATACTCGCACCTTTGACATTACTTTGATTACTTCACTAGATATTTCTTTTATCATCTGTTCCTGCACTCCTCTATTTTCTATAGGGGGTCTTAAGAATGGTCTTGCAGGAATATGTATATATTGTGTCTGAGGAGAAAGTACAAAACCTTTGGAAGCTAAATAGGTGTGCATTCCCATAGTAACCGGAATTAACGCCCCTTCTTCCAGAATAGTAGCAAGTTCAACTGTTTTAAACCCACTATGATGAACTTCCCCTCTGGAAATGCCAACAAACCAAGATTGGAATCCTACTTTTCTATAATCAATGCTTTCCAATAATTGCCCCTGTTCTATCATTGGTCTATCATTACCTTTTTCTTGAATGGTAAACCAATGCAGGGGAGTAAAGGGCTGACCCCCAACTGGATGCCCTGATTCTAAACCCTGCTTAATCGTTCTAACTAAAAGTAAGCAAGCTCTCTCTTGCCCACGGTTTAAAGCCTGTTCCAATCGGCTCGAGAAGGTTCTAAACCATCCCATAGCAGCATCCCACTCACCTGTTAATGCCACAGCCCCACCAAAAGCACCCATTCTACCAGCTAAACCTCTTGCCCCACCAGTTCTAAATCCAGGAACTTCCCCACCATGTTGAATCTTAGCACGACCACCAGTAGCTTCTCTACCAAGACCACCAGTAGCACTATAAACTTCTCGTCTACGAACAGATGTAGCCCCAAAACTACCTCTTCCTCCTCCAATAGCACGAGGGGTTCTTACAGGAGAATATCCATAACCATATGTTCCTGGCATTAGACAAGCCCCCTCTGTTTATCTTCATAAACCAAAAATATCAATTGGGGTTTTCCAAAATAATGGGAATGATGTTCCACCGAGAGAACAACAGCATCAACAGATGCTCCCCCGATACTTACTATTTTATCCCCTGTTCTAAATGTTCCACCACAGTTTTCTAAAACCTTTTCCATATCCTTTGCGCGTATAACAACATATCCCTGATTTTCTGGGCTATCCCCACCAGAGGTAGGACCTAACTTACGATCATCTACAGGAATCCATTGCCCCTTAATAGTAACTGTCGTAGATTCTTCATATAAAGGTTCTCCAGTAACAGGATGTGTTTCAACAACTTCTTTATCAAGGAATTCTATTTCCACATCAACAGGGTTTAGAAGTCTGGGAATTACTGGCATTAGACCCACCCCACATATCTCGGTCTAAGCTCCTTATACTTAAAGAGCACACCATCAATTATATTTATTCCTGTGCTCTGTAAACTTCCCAAAGCAATATCCCTGTATTCCACACGATGTTTATCTGTAGTTTCACTCTTGATCCTTGTATTCATATCAAGTTCAAGCTGAGTATAGGCATCTTCGATTGGATAATTAATTGCATTCAGAACCAACATTCTACAGATTTTCACAATATCATAAGGGGTAACTCTATTAGGCTGCAAAATTTCAGCAGTGATATCCCACCTATCCCCAAGGGTATGTCCTGTCTGTGCATCAAATTCAATTGCAATCCCTTCGGCTAACTCCACTGAACCACTAAGCATTACCACATTTTCCGTATATGTTTCTCCGCCATCTGTTGTAAATTTATATGTATCTGTTGCTCCTGTCCCATCAACAATTACAGTCAGGTCAATATCTGATTCTCCAGTATAGACCCCTGAAGAGGAGAGGTCATCTATTCCCGAACCAGTGAATACAGGAACACCAATCAAAGCGGGAAGATTTACAGGATCTCCCTCGATGGTATACCCAAAGTTTCCAATAATTTCTATATTCTTTTTACCTACAGGAAAATAACTCCCAGAAGGTCTTGATATTCTTGGATTTTTTCGATCATCGGGAAGATCTATTGAATTATAGACTTCAAAATTTTCTAGGGCAACATCAGTTTCCCCGAGCTTTATACTTCTTATTTTAATAATAGGGATAAAAACATACAGCACTTCCTGTCCACTACCGTCAAGAATATAAGTCTTCTTCCTAGACTCAAACCACATTCCCGTAAAATCATCAATAAAGAGGGAGACCTCTTTGATGTGAGCGGTCAGGTCTGCATCAGAGATATCCTCTTCGGGTACCCCATGACTTCTAAACCAAGACAAATCGCTATACATCTCAAGGTCTCCCTTTTGTTTTCGTTAATTGACTAATTAAGATCCTTAACCAGTTCTCAAAGAATTGACACTCAATGAGGAAGGAGCACCAGCTTTTTTAACCGGCATTTCTTTCTGGAAGAGAGATATCCCCCGAGTGTTCTTTAAGGATAAAAGCCATTCATAGTCCTCTATTCTTTTAACAAGAATCCCTGTTCTTTCAACAGCAACTCTCTCAACAATAAAGCGAGGATTACCCTTAGCTTTAGACCCCCATCTTCCTGCCCCCGGATTAACATAAAGACGTTCTATTGCCCCTTTACTATCAGCAACCTTGTCTTCATCTACGAGAGTTTCAGGAGGATAATCAGAGGGTTCCCCAAAATCCACTGAGTCCAGAACAGCTTCCACAAGGTCAGCTCTTTTGAGCTTTTTGGGATCAATCACAGCAAGAGCATGTTCCTCAACAAGGGAACATAGTTCTGCCTTGGTCATTTCCCGGATCTTCTGCGGAGTCAATTCTGTTAGTTCCATAATTTACCATCCTTCGTGGTATGGGTTAATCGGAATTAGGAGGGTAAGGACCCGCCAATCTCCGGAATATCATAAGCAAGAACAAGAGCATCATTGATAGCATACTGGAAGTCACACTTTGAAGTCATGACAATCTCGTGTACGCCAGTTTTG